TATATAAAATCACCTCTACGTTATCGGTCGGGATGTATACAGCGCCATTCTCTGCCGTCGCTGGTAAGTTTGCATCTAGTCCACTAAGTGCGGGTGCCAACTCTGTTTGCCATGCTGCGCCGTCCCATACATAAAATGCGATTCCTGTTTGATCGGTTACAAAATATAGTCCTCCTACGGTTTCGCCGTCTGCCGGCCTGTCTGCTAAAATTCCACGACCTGTAATGTAAGGAAGTGTTGGCATTGTTGGATATGTTTTTGTGATCCAAGTAACCCCGACTGCATCCCATACTTTTGCAAAATCGTTTCCTCCGTCGGTTACCCAATATGTTGCCCCGTTGAATTGTCCCGTTGCTGGTAGATCCGCAAGGATGCCTTGCCCGATTGTGTTACCTAAAGCGGCGTCTAAAATATCCCAGTTGTTATCTATCACCGCATTGTTAGATTGCGCGGATCCTGTAGGGTGTTTATTGAGTTTTGTATTTGGAGTTTGGGCCATATTATGTGATATTTAATTTTAAAACTTCCAGTGATTTCAAATTGTTTTTCACTGCGTAGATATATATTTGATCGGTTCCCGGTGTGATGTCAATAATGGAATCAAATACGCCCGTATCAGCATCCGAATTCGTAGCAGGTATGAACGAACCGTCTAAATCTATTTCGGCCCCTGGCACGCCTCCTGTGTATTCAATGTATACAAAAGATTGATTGAGTGTCGCAGTTGGAATTTCAGTTATGCCGGCCCCGCCGTCTGCTAAAACAGGATTCAAAGCGATCTCATATGTGAGTCCTATGTTTTCAACACTCCAAAGTGTAGGAGCCAACGGGCGCAATCCTTCGTTTAAAAGTAAACCATTGTTCGCTCCTTCATGTTGGATCGGAAAAGTTGCGCCTGGTCCGCGTTGTCCGAAAATTATAGGGTATGCATTTAAATCTACATTGGTTAAAACGTTATACGGGACTACAAATGATTCATTTAGGAAGAACGCTTTAGCTGCTACCCAAAAGAACGGAGTTGCGGCTGCATGTGTGCTCGGAGTTGTGCCGTATAGACCCCGTAAAAGATATTTTATGGAGTAGTCCCCGTTTGACTCTATAGCCAACCCTACGGCCATTAATTCGTCACCTATTACTAAAATGGAAGCTTCGGAATCAATGAGGTCGCTTAGGTTATCATCATCTAAATCGGTAATGATATTTGCTATGGCCAACAATGTTGGGCCGTCCTCCGGATCATTCAAAGTGATTCCGTATTCGTCGTAATCAAAAGCGAGTGTGTCACCTGGTATTTCATCAACTAGAATACCCGAAACACTAAAATCGTTTACGTCATCAACATTTTTAATCGTGTTACCGTCTGTGGCGTCTACCTCTGCTGATCCGACACTATACTGTTGCCGTTGTAGTAACATCAAAGTGCGAGCAAATGAGTTTGCTGTCAACTGAGGCGGTAATTCATAACCACGGCCGAAAATGAACGGTAGGATCGTAGGAGAATACCAAAATGAAGCCAAATCTTTCGCCTCCTGCTCTGTGATACTTGTTAATCCAAGACCTTCTAAAATTGCTAAATCAGCCTCGGCTCCGTCATCGCTCAAACAATAATCCGTCTCTGTTTTATAGCGGGCTAGGACTAATAAACGTGAACTTTGAGGATCCGGAATGTCCGCACCTCTGTATAATTTATTTGATAAACCGAGAGTTGTGAGCTCTGATTCTGTTGTGTCTAACCAATATCTCATTTTAAGGCTCTAAACGTGTTAAATCTAAAAAGAAACCGTCAAAAACTAACGATCCTGCTCCGTCAGAAAGTAACTTTATTTTTGTAGGAAACAACCTTACATTGTCGCCTCCTATGTAAAAACCTTTGTATGGATTTGCGAGTGGATATGTGCCTGCGGATTTAATAATCTCAGCGCCCCACAGCAATTCAAATGTGTTGCCTCCTATTGCGAACTCTACTATTATATCAACTTCTTGATTCACTGCGGTTGTGGTAACTGATCCCGACAGCCGTAATCGTGCTAAATCTCCGTCGGCCAACTCTGAAAAATCAAATGCATTTGTAACCGTATTCCAAATAGCCGGCGTGACGCCGTCTGGTAATTTGTCTGATCTAGAATTAGGTGATGCCCCATTATTCTCTAAATAGATTGGCACACCTGCCGTAAACGCTTGCGCTGCTAATGTGTTTCCTACGTCGATAAAACCGTGCATACGTTCACCATTTTTGTATCCTAAAAATACCCACGAGACTCCGTTTGATCTGTAAATTCCAGGAGGTTGTAAATCACCACCCATAATAGAACCCTGAGATTCAGAAACGAGTATATTTACATTTGTATTGTCGGCTACAGGCCTGTTTGCAACTAAATCCGCATAGTTAGTCTCTAGGCCTGCGAGTTGTTGACCTGCGACGGTAGCAGCGATTGCGGATTTTTCCGCATCTGTAAACGCATTTGTATCTGCGTTTGATTCGTAATCCTGTTTGAGAACTGCGGGGGTTCTATTGACCTCTGCGCCTGTTTGAACTCCTGCGATTTTTGTTACTGCGGCGTCTATATCAGCGCCAGAATTTGGTGAATTATAACTCATATTTTTTAAACCTCTTCTAATACACGGAATTCTCCGTCAGTTGTGAAAAACTCCCCTTCTGTAACATTGAAAGTTTCAAATTTAACAGAATCTGTCAATAAATATCTAACAAATTTCCGTCTCGATATTGCAATATCCGAAAGCGCGACTCCCGTCGCGTCTACATTTTCATTAACTATCCTGGCCGGTATATATTCCGTAAGTCCTGTTACTATATTTGTTCTAGTATTATAACCAACTTGAGAGTTGCGCCATTCTGTATCTATAATTTTTACGAATGTATCCTCTAGAGAATCCGTATGTAATTGTAAATGATTTTTAAACTCACTTCGATCGTAAATTGTTGGAGTGTTCGGAAAGTATGCATCCCAGCTTGCGAAAATGTAATCATAATTTGAGAATACAATATTTGCTAACTCTATGGATCCCCAGTTTAGGAAATTAAAGTTACCTAATGAAAACAAAATAGTATCACGCAAAACACCGTTTCCGTCATTATTAATAGTTTCATTTAGATTTAATCGTGCACTAAATTGTGTGCCTGATAATTGAGCCTCAAAAAGATTATCGTCAAAGGCTGCAAAATTGGATCCATATTTTACATAATTCCCGTCAGTATACTCAATTCGGATTTGATCACCTCCGACGGGCCAGGAGCCCGCAATTTTCTCACGAAAGGACTCATCTGTATACATTGCCGCCCCTCCGGTCTCCTCAGTGCTGTTTGAAATTGCACCCGAGAAAAGGAACTGCGAGAGGTTCTTGCGGCTCATTTCGGCCTTCGCATAGCGTCCAAATGATGAGCATACTAATTTGTAATCGTGCGCGAAAAGATCCGAAACAATGTATAATATATTACCTGGAACCATAAAAGCCCAACCGGTTGCGATCCAATTTGCAATTGTGAACTCTATAGGCTCACCAAATTCGTCAAAAAGTCCGTCCCGTGAAAGTATGGTTACCCCGTCGGATTCCGACGGGAAAGCGCCGTAAGGGGCTGTCATCGTGATTGTGCCTGCTCCAAATGTCGGGACATAAGGTTTCAAGGCGGCACGTGCAAAAGTAATCTCGTTTGTGTTGAGATCAATAATGTAATCTACGAACGCTCGGTCAACATCTGATTGACCGGGACGCCATACAATGGGTTCTAGATATATCATAATTAAGCGGTGCGTTTCCAAATGTATGTTACAAAATATGGCTGTAAATTGTTGTGTGGTTGGTCATTACCTGTAGTGCTAGTAGTTCCAGACTCACGACGTCTCACAGGTATCTCACTACTGTCTTCAGCTGTGTTTGCGGCACCTGCACAACCATTCCAAGTATGTGAGTGAGACGCCATCTCGGCTATTGTCAATTGGTGAGTTTTTGCACCTCCAGTTTTCTCAACTGTATCAAATTCTGTTTGATTAGCGTCATAACCCGCTGCAACACGTCCGGCAGCATATCGCTGCCATGTTCCGAAACCTAACCAACTCGAAGGGTTACCCGCTCTTAAAGTAGATAAGAATTCTCCAACTGGATACAAACTTTGCATCACCTGAGAAACCGCCGCTGCAATGATAGCGGGGGACGCATTAATTATTTTTTGATCGATTGCGGTAGAAAGTTGTCCGTCATTTGCTTTATCTAATGGAGTTCCTACAGAAAGAATTACATTTGCAATTTCCTCCTGCGTCTGGTTGCACCACCATGCCGGAACAATTGTTCCGCCGCCTGGATTAGTATCCTGAAAATATCCAGGTGCCCCTTCTGCGCCGTATGGATCTTTAGTGCCTTTTGCTGTAGCGTTATCAATTCTGTTCATGAGATTATGTGTTGTTTATAAATATTGATCTAGTGTGAGCGGGCTTGAAAAAGTTGATTACGGATTTTAATGTTTCTACTGATTCGTCCGCTGGTTTTGCTGTGATTGTAACCGTAAACGTAAAAACCCCCGTTCCATTTGTCAACCTTGTTCCTGCATCATCAATGCCTACTGTGAAGAATTCAGAAGCTAACCCTTCAGTTATGAAAACCTGAAACCCTATAAGTTCGGCAAGTAGGTAGAAAAAAGCAGCATTCGACTCTTGAGGTAAATTGAAAAAAGTAATTATTGTATTTATTCGTTCGTTGTCTGTTTGATCTGCGGTTCCTAAAGGTAGACCTAAAACTTTTTCCCATTCTGAAATGTGTGTAGATCCGTCCGGAAATACCCCGTCGAGCAATTCCTTTTTTACATCTTCGTCTACACGTTGTAACTCATCCGACATCCCCGCAATGAGTTTGATGAAGTTGTTACCGTTGTAGTCTTCAATGTGTGGCCATAGTTCACCTTGAGGTAAAAGACGTATGAAAGCCCCTGTGTAATCTGATAGGTCTGTAGGTATCATATTATGTCTTGAAAGATTAAGTTTCCTACAGTGGCGATGTCGTAATTTATAGAAACATGATCCTCGATCGGTGAAACTAGAATGTTATTTGACTCCCCAGTTGCACGGCTAATAGCCTCCCTCATTCTGGACAATAAAATTGTCCCATTGGGCTGGCTGTCTCTTATGAATAAATCTCTAAGCTCTGCTTCCACAGCGGCTTGAACTTCGCCCGTGTTCGGCTCTATTTGAATAGTAAAATCAACAGGGTCCGGAACGGGGATCAATGGTTCAAAAACGGACGCAACGGGGCGTTTCGATTCTACATATTGTGAAACTAACACAAGATCCGAGTTGTCAGGTATTCCGTCGATAGTAGCCTCATCCGTCATAAAAAAAAGTCGAACTGTTCCTAAAGAAATACCTATGTCATCGTCAAACGTATAAATCCATGCACGGGTTACATTCACGGACGCCTCTTTTGCCCACCGTGGGTAATCATAACGAGCACCGCCGCGTGGCGGCTCTGCGAATACTGATAGGACTCTATTACGGTAATCAACGTCTGTCTCCTCCTCCTGCCCGTTTGTGATCGACGTTGTAACCTCCGCTTGATTATCTATTCCCGCATTTGGAGTTCTAAATGTGAGAGTCGTTTCGGATACTTTATTTCCGATTTCTCCACCGTCTACCGATCTAATAGAAACAACCCCTGAGTTTGCTAATAAAGTAATACCGGTTGTAACCTCAAAAAGGGTGCCGTCATCAGCACTCAAAATCTTTCCCGGTGTGCAGGTGCTTCCAATTGTGCCCGTTATAGTTGCGAACCCTGAGGATTTTTTTGCTGGTATACGTTCGATACCTTTGATTGCTCCCCACCGATCCAAAAATTCTTGATCGGCTGTATCTGGAAACGGCTGCTTGAGTGCCCATGCAATGTATGCATACAGGCCAAATACCACGCCACTTTCCGCCGTCGTCAATGCATTGAGCATCGAATTCCGAACCTCGGCGGAAAGACTGGGTAGACGTGTCACCACGTCGTTTTTAATACGTGCTCTAAGTGTTTCTAATGTTGGTGTTATGTAAGGCATATTATTTAAAATTCCGTTCCCAGGTTAAATCATACTTTTGATTCAATGTGGTGTTGTCTGGTTTAGTGATAGTTACAAATAATTCTACGATGTCGAGACTTTTTCTAGTGCACTCCGCTGTAACCTCTTTTGCTAGTCCGTCGGTAATCATCCAATCTAAAGAAGCTTTTGCATAAGATCCGGCTTTTGATAGTGATAAGCTATTTATTTTTTTACCTCTGAGTGTCCATAAACGACTTCCCGATTTGGTTCCTGATAGTGAGTCTCCCCACCACCCGCGGGGGTTGTCCTGGTTGTCCTGAGGTGTGGCCCTTTGATCACTAAATAGAGACATCAAAACAGATGTCTGGATATCATCGCCCGCAACAATATCATTACCCGCTATTAAAATATCTAACGGGGTTACGTCGTTTTCTTCTCGTGGTAAAAATGAGATATCCATTATTGATTTTGATCTGGCGTTGATCCTCCGTTATGTGTGTGTGAATTGAAAACGTCTCTAAGTGCCTGCATAGTTTCGGCGGTTCCTTTTCCGTCTGAGACGTCGCCACCTCCTACGACATTCATTCCGCCCGCTCCATTCAATACATTGATAGACCCGTTGTTTACATTTATGTCGCCATTGTGGATAATACAGTCACCGTCAAAGATCTCAACTTGAGAATTCCTAATTTCGACTACCCCGCCTTTTTTAAGTATAATTTGGACTCCCTCCTCATTATGAAGAGCGGTTTCTCCCTGTTCGATACCTGGACGGCCTGATCCTTCTTCGATCACTACGGCCCAACCGTTATCACGTAAACCAGATTGAAAATTTGCAAATACGTTTCCCCCGTTCGGCGCCTTTGAAGTATACCCAAAATTTTGAGGGTGTGCGACCCGTGAGAGCGTTTCACCACCTGCAAGGGTAATCTGCCACGTGCCCGAAGATTCGAGCAATTTGGCTATACCACGCCCGAGCATGCCATTGATTTTTGACTGTAGTATTCTAAGCATATGATGTGGTAGGAACTAGATTTAAAATTTGTGAAAATTCGTCCCCATTTCGTTTGATCTCTATAGAATTGATTATTCTAGGCTCTTTCAATCCTAAACTTGAAATATCTATGTTTACAATGTTGCCAGTCTCGTAAAATTTATACGGATCAATAGAAATGGATACAACATTTAATAGATTGAGGCGTCCAAGTCTGGTTACTCCCATGTTTTGAGTTTCCCCGGTTGTCAAAGATCCTCCGTCAATGTTTATCACGGTTTCACCTGTTCCGCTTAAAATAGTAGCAGCACTAAAATCATTTGAAGAAAAGCTTTTTTGGTCGGTGGCCGTTGGTTGCCATTCGTCAGAATGGTTTGCGGTAAAGATACTGAGCCCTTCTTTTAAAATTAAGTTGCTGCTAGTTCTGTTGACTTTCGATAGATTAATACCGCCCGTTGTATCTGCACGAGCTATGAGCCCCGCACGGTCTGCAAAGTTTTGCAAAATGGAAACGATAGGCATATCCATATTTAATCTAACGTGTCGCATGGTCTCCCCTGCCTCTCCTGAGACCGTCAGGCCGGTAATCTCAGAAAGTAGATCGCGTGTATTGATCCCAAAGAATTCGGATCCGCCAGGCTGCAAAGTGAGTTTCACTAATTTAGCAGAATTATCACGAACGTCCAAAATTAGTTTACCTTTTAAATCAACATATTTTTGAAATACAAATCCTGTGAATACTAATTTGTCTTGTAGGAACACGCGGGCGGAATCGCCCGCTTTAGTCTTCAAAAATAAGCCTCCCAAATTAGAAGTCTCAAATAAGCATCGATCAGAAAGGGTCTGCACTGATCTAAACAGTGTAGATTTTTCCCAACCATTGTATTTCTTATTGTTTATTTCTAAAATCATCGGATGACTAACAGGTCTAATTTAGGAAAATTTGGATTACGAACAGTGTTTCTGTCAATAATACTTTGGAATTCTGAATTATCTGAATACAAATTGTAACCAGTCACTAAAATCGGTTGTTGATCATAACTTGTAAGCAATACGAGCGGCGGTAAATTTGCACCACGTGTGATTAAATCTTCCGAAACTGCCGTCGATAAATCTATCAACTCCTCACGGATCCTCAATAAGTCCCCGTCGTCTGCTAATCGATCGAGAACCGTATCAGAAAGGTCTCTAAAACTTTGTAAGTCAGATACAGCGTCGTCAAAATTATCATACTCTGTGGAGCTGTAGGAGTCTGCTAAACCTTTTAAAGTTAGCGCATCGTAAGCATTTTGAACAGTCAATGCATTATCTTTTTTTGCTGCCTCACTCGGTGTGGTTAATCTGATCTCGCCCCAACCTGTATCAAAATTCTCTAAAACTTTTTCCTGAACGTAAGCGGTCGAATGTGTGTCATTAATTGCGCCTGTAATCCCGTTGGAAATCGATTTTAATCTCTCGATGTAATCACCAGGCGCCCGAATAATATTTACGGCGTCCGTGTGTGTATCATCGATCAATGTAAATAAATCGGTAGCTTTATCTTTGGCCAGTGTAGCAAATTTGATTATATCTCTGGTTGTATCCGTGAGGTCTTCTAAAATTGTAGTATCCGAAGTCTTTACAAAATCCGGAACCTCAGTTTTGAATACCTCCGGGAATGTTACCGCAACTTTGGATTCTAAATCTACCCCTTTGTCTGCTACCTCTTTTTGTGTATCGATTAAACCTTTTGGGGACGTCTCCGACGCATCAGGAACCACCCAAAAATTGATTTGTAATGTTTCAAAATTGATATCACGGCGGGAATAATTATGTGACGCCACCTCAGGACGGACTTTAGCGATCAAATTAGAAGACGGTAATTTCAATTCACCCG